TGCCGCGGTCTTTACGCAACATATCGTACTTGATGATCGAGTCATAAATGTAGTTTGGACGTGGGAGCATCACCGGTGTGTATTGCCTCTCATCTTGGTCTTCTACGATTTGCTCAAGCTTGTCTTCGAAATCTTTAAGAGTATCAGCGACGAGTTCTTCAGGGACAGATTCACTTGCACCGTCATCAGAAGCAGCTGCGGAAGTCTCTGTTTCATCATTGTCATTTTCAGAACTGATGTCAGAACTCGATGCATCGACATCAGGCATACCTTCATCACCATCATCGTCTGTTTCTTCACCACCATCGGCTTCGGAGCCATCGTCTGTTTCTTCACCACCATCGGAGTCAGAACCATCAGTTTCGGTATCCTCGTCTTGTTCTGAAGGCAAAGGGTTTGAATCTTCGGCTTCTTCAGAAGAGTCATCGTCTTCACTTTGATCTTGTGGTGGCTCTTTATCAAGCATGTCTTTGATCTCTAGGCAAATGTCTAGAACATCGTCGAATGTTTCAGCCTTGAGACACTTCTGGTAGATTGCTTCCTCATCGTCATCCAATGGGATGTATAGATGTGAACCAACTTTGCCTCGCAAATTGAGACGGTCAAGAAAACCACATTCGGGTATGTTCTTTTCCTTGGTACCAAAGAAGTCATCTTCGACCAACTCGGAATAAGCCTTGCGGAATACTCGTGGCAAGCCAGGATAAGTGTCTTGAATCATTCGCTCGATTCTGATGTCTTCGACAATATTGCAGACATCAAATGGAATGTTGCCACACTTGGTATGGAAGTCTTCAATTCCTTTTTCAGGAGTGTAAAGGGCGTGTCCGACCTCGTGTCCGACCAACATATCGTAGACATCCTTGCTCTTGTTTTTCCACATGGGCAAACCAAGGACACGATTCTTAACATCAAACATTGCGGTCTTCATGTTGCCGTGAGTCACAGTAATGTTCTCTTTGGCTAGAAGACGGGCGAGGGTGGATTGGAGTTCGTAATTCATAATTAATCTTATATGTATATTATATCAGGTTTTCGCAAATTGTACAGGACTTTATGTCTTTCACCATCAACGGGTTATGGTCTGTATAATTCATCTCTGCAAAAATTGATAAGTGGTTGATAGTCAACATATTAAAAATCATTGAGTGATGGATTTAACTCTGAGATGAGTTCTCTTTCGCGCTGGTAAGCAGCTTTGCGACCACGGACAACTTCAAGAACCTCATAGTAGATGGTCTCATTTGTCTCACGGATGAAATTGCACATCGTCCAGTCCTTGTTTTCCTTCATGGCACGGGAGATATGTTTCTGAACACGAATCTTAACAGATTTCCAAAATGCTCGACCTTGAGAAACCGTAAGTCCGATATATGTATCGTCACCACCGCTCACACGGTAAAGAACGTAGTTTCTATCTTTTCTTTTCTTTCTCATTATAGGTATATTATATACTATAAATGCCATTTTGTACAGGACTTTAACCCACTGAGTATCAACAGGTTATGAAAGAAAATTAGAGAGAAACCAAAAGTTTACTAGTTGTTCACTATCAATGACTTACGAATACGTTTCAATTCTTCAAGCAAATGAGAGTAATTCTCACTATATTGGAGTTCTATTTGATAGTCTTTAAGAAAATCTCTTTTGAGGACTTTATTAAAGTATGTTTCGAATAACTCCTTTGAGGGCAAGTTATCTTCTTTACCCAACATTGATTGAATCATGTATTCAGTATTATTATATGTGTCCATATATCTCATATACTAAACCTATTACTTTTTTATACCAGAGAAGTTTCTAATCTTCTCAAATTCTATCTTAGCAGGAAATTTACCTTCTAGTAAATCTTGCTTGTGTGATATCACAAATACATTTGAATCATCCCTTAGTGTGAAAAGGATTTTAAGGAGGTTATCAACTCCATCTGCATCCATACTTGAATCAAATGTTTCATCCAATATCAAAAGATTGGTATTGGCTGAGTTCTTCATCTTGGCTATCTGTCGCCAAGCAAAGAGAAGAGCCAAATCAATTCTTTGTTTCTCACCTTCGGAAAATGAATCATAAGAGAAGTCATCTCTATGCCTTGACTTGATTGTCTCATTAAAAGAATCATCGAGGTTGAATGAAACAAAGAAATCTAGCACCTGTAAATATTGATTGATAAGTTTATTCATCACAGGCAGATATTCACGAATGATCTTTGTCTTTATTCCTGTGTCCTTTAATAACTCAAAGATCGCCTCGATGTATGTCTTAACATGATTCTGTGATTGCTGTTTCTTATTCAAATCTATAATAGACTCTTCATCATTCTGCAATTCCTTTTCAGAACCACTTGTATCTACCGAATCAATTGCGTCTGCGGATTCTAATGAATCTACTTGTTCTTGGCAATGTTGAATAGTGCCTTGATTCATACGAATATCTGTACGAAGCTTGTCCAAATTCTTCTTCTTAATATCTAAAGAATCGAGGGTTTTCCGAAGTGAAAAATCGTCCTTTTCTAATGATTCTAGGGTGCCTTGAATAACACTAGCCGATTCTTTTATGCCTGATTTCTTAGATGCTTTTAATTCATCAGAGATAGTCTGATCACAAGTTGGACAGCAGTCGTTATCCTCAAAGAACTTTGATTGCTTCATCAATGATTTTAGATCGTGGTTGCATGTGTTCTTCTCAAAGCCTATGTTCTTTCTTCCCTCTGTCGCTTCTCCTATAAGAGAACTAAGTTCTGGCCACTTTTCATCAAACTCTTCTTGCAATTCTGTGTTTCTCTTTTCAAGAAGTTCTTTCTCATCTTTCAAAGATTTAATCTTCTTTGTATTCTTAACAGAATTCTTCAGATCGATTGCTTTCAATTCATCAATGTGCTTCTTCTTCAATCGTATTGATTCAGTAAGTATACTAACCTCATTAACTGTATTGATTAGATCATTCTTGAGTTTAGAATATCTATCCTTTGTCAGAACATTCATCTTTGTGAATATACCAATATCTAACAGATCTTCAATAACACCTCTTCTTTGTGCTGTTGGTAGTTGCATGAATGGAATGAAACTGCTTGAACCAAGAACCACAACCTGATGAAAGGACTTGTGATTCAATTTAAGAATATTGCTCTCTAGAACCTTTTGATAATCTCTGCTATGGGATTCTTGGTTTAGCAATTGACCATTCTGATATATCTTGAAACCACCGGGTCGTATTCCACGATATACTCTATATTGATTCTTGCCTACTGTGAATGTTACCTCAACCTCGCAACCTTTACCATTGATTGAATTAACCAATTGGGGTTTATTGATATTACGGTGTGGCTTTCCAAACAGTGCGAATGAAAGAGCATCTAGCATTGTTGATTTACCAGCGCCATTTGCGCCAACAACTAACGTCGCTGCAGACCTATTAAGATCAATGACCGTAGTTCTATCTCCTGTACTTAGGAAATTCTTATAAGATAGTTTTTCAAATGTGATCATTAAATCTCGTCGATGTTCTGTGCTTCAAGAAAGAGCTCTTGCATTAATTTCTTGAGTATGTCTTTATTCAAATCTGTTTCAGTCGAATCGATATAACTGTTTAGAAGTGTTGATGTATCTGTTGTTGTGATTCCTTCATCTTCTACATTCTCGCCTAGATATTCATCAAATGATTCTAGTATCTTAATTTCAAATGGTTCAGCCTTATGAATCTTATCTAGCCACTTATCATAAGAGTACAGATCCTTTTTATTCAGAACGATTATCTTTACATATGAGTCTTTGTATTCTTTCTTTATCTCTGGTACCTTATCTTCATCATATATTAGCTTATGAAACATACTATCAGGGTTTCGAACTGATGTCAATTCTCTTTTATCTGTATCTAATATATGAAAATACTTATCTTCGTTTGCATCAGCAAATGTAAATTGAAATTGAGTACCAAGATAGTGAATGTTATCCTTTGAACTCTTTGCGTGATAGTGACCAGATAAAACCATATCGAATCTATCAAAGAGTTTTCTATCCATACCATCAATGGCTTTGATTCCTCTCATAACTTCAAAGCCACCGAGTTCAAGATGACCTGCCAGAATAGTTGCCTTTGATTTCTTTATCGCTTCGATAGAGCGCTCATGATTTTCTTCACATATCCAAGGTAGTAAAAGGATATCTAGTTTATCATAAGAAACAACCTCAGCCTCATTATAGATTGTTATCCTATCATGCTGCTCTAGAATCTCATTCAATGAGTTTAGATCATTAGTATTCTTATAATATACATCATGGTTCCCTGGTATGATATCCATTGTGAGATCATACTCATTTAACTTGGAAATGAAATGTTCGTAGTTTCTTTTAAGAACCTTAAAGTTCACAAACCTACGATGATCAAAGTAATCACCAAGATGTAATATCTTTTTTATACCATGCTCTTTCAAGTAAGGAAAGAACGTATTGGTGTAAAAACTCTCAGCGTAATCAAGAAATATATCTGAACCATTCTTGATGCCTGCATGAGTGTCATTAAGCAGTGCTATCTTCATATAGTTATACTATATAGAACTCTTCGAAGGAGTCAATAACTTTCTTCTTCGCTCTTTCTTTTCTCTTTTGTTTCTTACCGAATTCTTTAACAAGATTATCTCTTTCACGAATCCTTTGTGATTTTTGTCTGATGTGATCTACTATGAATTCTGAATCACAATTGCCTTCAAAGTCAGCGAAAGCATCTGCACCTGCAAAGTCAATGTATCTTTCTTTAATCTCTTGTTGCTTCTTTTCTTTTGCAATCCTTCTAAGGAAAGCATAGTAACTGATCTGTGTGAAATAAGCAAAAGCATTTGGCAATCCTGTTCTTGTTGCCTTCTTGATATCGTAGTTCATAATTGCTTTGATGCAATTCTCTACGGCATCCATAACCATCTCTTCACGATATGTGTATGAAAAGAAATTAGGTTTGTGTGATAGACCCTCGGATATCTTTAAGAAACATGTACCAATATAATTGGTAACCTTGGGTTCATCTTTTTCATTCTCTCTTGCTTCAGTAACGGAAGTTACATAATCGACTACTGCTTGAGAAAATTCTTTATTGTTTACATAGTGTTGTGGTTTACGTTTCATTATATAGTTATAATATATTATGTATGAAATATGTCAATACCTTATTTTGGGTTTGACAAAGGGTTGACAATTTGGTATAATTGATTTGTTCGAAAGAAAGAAAAGATCAGTTATTCTCAGGTTTCCAATTCATTCTGTTTTTATATGGCTTGTTGACATTAGAGTCAAATGCATCAAATAACTTATTCTCTTCTTCAATTTTTTCTATCTCTTCTTCTATCATATCATTCCTTACTTTGTTTGCAATGATATATCTGAGATAGTCACACTTCAGTGCAAAGGGTGCCTCCGTTCGGGTTACTATGGCTTTTGTATTTAATTCTGTTATATCATCCATATCCCCAATAGTGTAAACTCCAAATTTGAAACCGTAATGAGTTCTTTCTAATTTGGCAGGTAATACAATATAGGTTATGTCATGTTCTTCTTCGTAATCCACTTCTTCCGCAATAATATATGAACCATCGGTGAGATGATAGGTGTGAACTTCTGTCTCTTCAATATTATCAAAGATATCTAGTGGATCACTCATATGTTTATCGAATGTATTTTGTATTTAAAACTTTCTTTATCATAAATCTTAACTCTTGAAATCGCATGGTTCAATGTATAATTCTTTCGAGACTTCCAAGATAGATCATCCGCAATATCATAAACCACAGTTCCTTGTCCATTATTACTTTTTCTTAAACCTCTTCCTATGGATTGTAGAACTCGTATTTGTGATTTTGTGGGTGAAGCAAATATAATATTATTTAGGGATTTTATGTTTATACCTGTGGAGAATGTTCCAACAGATGCCACGATGATCGCATTCTTTTCTTGCTCTGTTATCTCTCTGATCTTTTCTCTTTCCTCTGCATTTACAGAACCAGACACAAAGAAAACCTTTCTATTTTTAGCGCGATCTCGTATCTGTTTGAAAAGAGGTTCTCCATGTTTCTTAACAAGATTGTAAAGAACTAATGAATTACCCTTTTGATCAAGCGCTAGATTAGATATAAATCTATTTCTTTTTTCATGTGATACCAAGAAATCAATCTCTTCGGCATATTTCTTTTTACCGAATTTCTTTCTTGTCTCATCACTATATTTAAGAACGAGCGCTTCTATCTTCAGATCGGCAAGAGTATTAGAATCAATAAGTGTTTGTGTAGATGTTACTTTATACACTGGCCCAAAATTACCCACGAGTGTAAGTTCATTTACTTGTCCACCATCTAGTGTTCCAGTAGTACCAACTCTCATATCAGCCAAGGATAATCGACTCATAATTGTAGTTAGTGATTTAGCCTTAAATGTGTGTGCTTCATCTCCTACAACACAACCAAACTGTTGAAACCATATCTGATTTAATTTGATAGCAGATTGCCATGTTGTGATTACGACAGATTGCTCAAACTGTTTTTCTTTACCCGAATAGATTCTGTGTACATCTTCTTCAACATCAAACTCTGGATCATCAGATGAATAATCCGCAAAATCTTTATACATCTGTTCGACCAATGATGTAGTCGGCACAATGATAATAACTTTCTTATCCATTTCCTCCGATAGATAATATCTCATCAACATATAAATGATAAGAGATTTACCCGAGCCAGTAGGTGAAACTAATATTGATCGACCATTATCTGTTGCAAACTCAACCGCTTTATTCTGATAGTCTCTTGCTTCAATAGGTTTACCACCAGCACATAATGAAAGATCATCAAAGAACTCTTTATCATAAGAGTATCTATTTTCTATATCAGAACCAAGACTTACATTATAACCTCTGTCTTGACCGAATCTAAGAATCTCATCTTTAAGACCGTAAGGTATTGTCTTGTTCATTAAATTATAAAGACGAATTTTACCGTCCCATAATTTATTTCGATAGGCAGGCATAAACTTATATCCATCCGCATAGAATGTAAAGTATTCCGAGAGTTCTCTGAGAACTCCAGAATCTTCCGATGCTACACTTAAAAGAGACTCGCTCTTCTTTGATAGATATATAGTTTCATTCATTACATACCAGAAGTAAACTTACGAAATTCAATTATATTCTTGATGTGGGAATGTCTCCACCTAATATTATTCATTATCTCTTCAAGAGTATCAATGATCGATTTTTGGTAATCAATACCTGCTTTTACTTTTACCAAATCATCATCAGTTTCGTAATACATACTCATCTCTGATTTCAATGGCTTCGACATACCTTGGAATGGATCATAAGCCCACCCTCTTGCATCCATATCGGATTTGGTCATTTTACCAGTATAGTAAAGCCACTTATCCTTCTTTATTTTCTCTAGATCAAATTCTTTCTTTCTCAATTGTAATTTTGAAAGAGAATATATTTCGAGATATTTGGCGTGCAGCTTTGAAGTGTTTACAGTATCCTCATCAAGTGCGCTATCATCAATAACAGAATCTGTTTTCCAAGATTCCAAAATTTCATTTAAACTCATCATATAAGTTTATTTATACGAACTTAAAATTATAATTTTTTATATGCTTCCACCACTTCATTGATGCGAGTCACCTTTTCTTCTACTGTTTTTGTCCATGTGACATGATAGACGACAGATGATTTTGTGGGTATTGGTATGGTCTGTACAAATGATCCAATAAGTGTAGATGTCTCATCAATAAAACCCCAATTCATTTTATTCTCAACTAAATATTTATTAATTTGATCTTGATCACTTAGACCCACTTTCTTAGATTTTATCTGTTTATATACATATTCATACATATCTATGATTGTAGAGTTATGTTTAGCAATAATAAAACCACCATTTATGTATCCTTTTTCTTTAATGCCTATGATATCTTTATCATATCTTACTAAATCAATGATCTTATCGGGTTGAAAGAAATGAACATCAACATCCGAGATGATAAAATGTTCTCCTTCTTTTGTCTCATTCTTTATGAATTGTATTACATTAAATATTTTAATTTCAAGTGCTTCATACCAAGAATCGCTCAAAAATCCAAATTTTTCATATTTCTTACTGAATGTTATAGGACATTCTACTAATTCAATATCTTTGCAATCACCTAATGATTTCTTAAAGTTATTAAATAGAGGTTGAAAATTATCAGTATATACAGCTAACATTTTCATATTAACACCTTTACTTTATACAAACTTAAATTCATCATATCTGAACTCGACCGCAGCCTGCAGATATTCAACATCAGTTGATTGTGTAGAGAATTCCAGAGCCGCAACACTTGTGCAGAATAGATTCTTAAATTGGATTTGTTTATTTATGTTTTGGTGATTAGTTAGAATTACCAATGTAGCATCGTATACAGTCGGCTTACCAGAATCTCTATTGTTAATGATCCATTCGAATAATTCTTGGTATACCTTTAAATCTTCATCGACCGCTACTGTAAGTGATAATCCGCCAAATGTAACATCGCCTGTAAAATATCCTTTATACTGTTTTACATTACCTTCAACCTCACCTATAGATAAATCTGGAAGGGTAGCAGAAACACAAAAGAACTCAAGATTAGATAGTTTCTCTCTATTAATAATAAGCTTGAATCCCGTTGGGGATAGGAAATTATAATTACTTGTTAGATTTGACATAAAGTTATTTATATAAAAAGAAGGGGCCCCTTGCGAGACCCCTTCAAATTTATAATGGTAAGATTAAATCTTATCCAAGGTTGATGTTGCTCACAGTGAATCTGCGGAAGTACGGATTCAAAGCATCTGTACCGACACCAGCGTTAGAAGCACTATCACCCTGTACTGATTCCACGAAAGGATTCTTGACCATGCCGTAGCGAGTCTTGAAGCCAATCTTAGGCTGGAATGTTTGTTCATCAACTGCACGAACCATAGTGAGTGGTACGTATGGGCAGTAGAATAGACCAGCATCATATGGATTCGATCCACGATATCCAACTGTTACATAATCGGAAGCTGCATATGGATCAACATATACCTTAAGGCGACCGTTAAGTGTTCCAGCGAATGTATTACCAGTTGCATCTACATTTAGACCATTGATCTGAGCAGTGTCAAGTGAACCTGCGGCTGCAAGAGCAGAGGCTACATTAGCAGAGCAAAGAACGAAGTTACCTTTACCACGACGAGTATTGATAGAGATCGCATTTGCTTCGATTTCCAATTGGAAGATCAAGCTCTTGAACTTCTCTACTGACCAGCGACCATCTGCGTGTACAGCTAAGTCGAAGTCACCTGCAGGAGATTCAGCGATGTTTCCAAGTCCAACCTGTGCCTTAGCATTGATTGTGTTGATAACTTCACGATTGATTTCTGCAAGGATTTCAGTCGATAGGATATTAGCAAGTTCGCCTTCAGCATCAAGACCGTGAACAGCCTTGAGGTCTTGAGCAAGCTCCATTGTGTATTCAGCCTTAAGACCACGAGTCTTAGCTTCAACAGCAGCCTTTTCAATGGTGAAACCCATGTCACCAAAGTCTGTACCACCAGTTGCACCGAGTGCTTCACCTGCACCTGTAGAAACAGGACCGGA